TTGCATCCAGCGAAGCCGTCCAAGATACGTTTAACACTGCATGAAAGGTGCCGTCGGCTAGTAACGCAGATCCTGTATTAGTTCCTGTCACATTAGTAGGGGCTTGGACGTTGCCAGGATCACCTCTAATTATGTCGATAGCTTCAATTTCTTCGGCCGCTGGGTCGTATGTATAGATGGTGTTGTCATACTCAACGCACTTTAGCGTGACCGTTCCATCGTAGTTGATGCTCATTTCATCGACTTGAAACTTCTTTGCTGTCCAGTTTGGCGTCGGATGTGTAATACGAACCACATCACCTACTGTGAGTTCCATAGCTTCAGAAGTGGCTTGTAGCGCAACGTTGATAGCGGTACGAGATCGCCACAGTAAGATGCGCGCTAAATCTCTGGCCGCATAATAATCCGTGCAATACTCAAGATCGACTTCATCAAGAAGCAATTCATCATCGTCTGCGAGAAACTCATCATGCAGCTCTGCTTCTGTTAGATAACCACTACCACCATCAGATACTAGCGTAGGATTGGTGCTTGATTGATTAGGCCAGACTGCATTGTTAGGCTGGAACCGAGTGTTGGCGTCAGGGAATTTTACAATAACCTGATTAAATCTATCTTCTTTCCGAGATCCAACAATATTGATATCACCAATGATCGTGCTTGTGTCAAGGGTCATCACCGATATGCTTGCTTGATCTATCTTAAGTCCATACTTACCAAAGGTGTACGGTAGGAAACCCCTGCAAGATAAAAGGATCTTTTCTACGTTAGTGAAGATTTCTTCATTTGTATCGATCACTGCATTCAATCGGAATAACTTGTGACCGCTAGAGGAGCCGGAGTAAGGAGTTACTGTGAAAGAGTCTAAATCGTCTGCTGCCTGTACAAATTCTGCTTCATCAAGATCAGAGGAACTTAATCCTTTGCCGAATCGGTCATTTGTCAAATAATCTCGAAGACAAAGCGCAGGGTTGTCTGTCCATTCCCAAGTGCTAGTAGTGGCTTCCCGGTGTGTAGAAACTCCCAAAGATGAATCGTAGTGAGTAGACGTGCTGTCTTTCCGAGCATCGTAAACTTTACGACCTTTAACCTTAACTGTGAAGTCAGGAACGCCATTGAAGACTTCGGCATCATACTTTAGTCGAATCGCTACATACGCGACTCCACGTAGACGGAAATCATCTACGAATGCTTGATTGGTGACGACAATGCCCTGATATTCCCAGTTAGGATCACTATCATCTACAGTGATCAACGCGTCATCTAAAACAGAATTTGTTGTTTGATCGTCAGTACCTAGCTCGTAGTCATAACTGACAAGACCTTGGAATCGACTATCAGTTGCCGGTACTTCATCAATCTCTAAATCACTTATTTGCTCTACTTCACCTTCAGACACCACTAGCGCGACATAAAGATACTCGTTTCGATCACTTCCCGAAGTCGACATAAATACGCGTACACCGCCAACTCGGCGCTCACCGTAAACTACCGGGATAGCTTCAATGTTAGATTCTTTATTAAGCAACACTCCCGCCATTTCATCGGCTAGTCGCTTGGCTCTCTTCTGTGCCTTTTTAGCTTGCACATAGGACGCAGTAAAAGATGCCGCACTTAATACAATTGCGAATACAGTCCAAAAACCCATTACTTACGTCCCCATTTCATATCTGTGACTGACTGACTCGCAAAATTGAAGCCTTTGTCATCCGGGAAAAACCTGTTTTGCGAATTGCTGTTTGTTCTACGACAGTTCACCTTCTCAAAGTCTTTCCAATGACTAGCCACTTCGAATGTGATCTCTGAACTTGAGTCAGTATCTTTAATATCAAAGCCAACGATATAACCTGTGAAAAACGGAATTACACCAGTAACACTGACTACATTGTTACTTATCGTGCAAACGGCCCTGTTTATCTCACACTTCGTGTTTATGTAATCGTTAGAAAGAAAAAGATCGACATAGGTACGATCAACGCCAGACAGAGTGATGTTAAATCCGTTGACGCGAAGACCCGCCGTTTCCGACGTGTTGTCAATTTCTAGTAAGTGATCACTCGAAGAGTAAATATTTGAGTTGTACGTGACGTCTTTACCAAAGTCAGTAATGCGTCGTACAGTAGAAAAGTGAATGTCGATCAATGTAGCTAATCGAAAGCTATCAGTAGCTAGAGCCGTCTTGACCGCAGTCGTTAATCCTCTAGCCATTACAACACCTCAATAATATCGACTTCGTATCTATATAAATTATCTACACCAAGATTAAATTCTTGCACCTCGTTAGCTAGGCGAGCAGTCAAAGTGTAGGTAGATGATGCGGAATCAGGGTCTGGCAAAGAGATACTAAACGTGCCTAATGGACCTTCCTGGGAATCAATGAAGTTGAACACTGTATCCATCTCAGTGCGACTAAGCGGTGGATAAACGAGCGTGAACTCTCTTCTAGACGACGATAAAGAGCGGACTTGAGTTCTACCGTTTAAGCTCTCACTCATCAAGTTATAGTGGCGCTTCTTATACTTCACACTCTCAAAGTATGGGTTCAGTGGATATGTTCCGCTCATCCAAGTCTAGCTCCTGTGTTGCTTAATGAGTTACGGACTAAGGATGTAATCATCCCTCGACGCTTTACTAGCAACTCATCGATGCCTTTAGCATCTACTGCTTGGATATTTATATTAACATTTACGGGTTTGTCAGTCTGATTTGTTTTCTCAAGATCAGTGATCTTTTCATTTGGGTGAACCATTGCAAGACGACCGCCCTTGCCATCCATACCACCCGATCGAACGCCATTAAAGGTCATACCGCCACCCTCAAATGAAGCTACGGTCTGACCCATGATTGCCGCCGCACTTGCATAACCCATCGCTTTCGCCATAGACGCCATACCGGTAGCGAACATGATCCCGCCGGGTATCGCTGCATGAGCCTCTAGTATCTTTATCGACGCTAACTCACCACTTATTATTGCTTGCGCTGCTGCTAATCCTTGCTGTGCTACGAAAAAGGCTTTTCCTAAACCAGTGGCCTGATCGAACATCCCACCAAGCTGGCTAACTTGCTGCTGCATAACCCCAAGGACTTGTTGTTGCGTCATCAACTGTGCAGCCAGCTCGTATGCTGCTGTCTCATCAGCAATATCTTTACGCATCTGTGCATAGTTAAGTCTTACATCATTGACTGCTTGTTCATGTTCAGTGATTAAATCAAGCTTCTTTTGTTGATGCTCCAGCATCAGATCTAGCTCTGTCTTCTGCGCCTCCATCATCGCGTCGAAGTCAGTACCAATATCTACAATAGTTCGCTCCGGCCCTTGACCACTGGTGCCTTTTAGAACACCAAGCTTGTCATGCAAGTCTGCATGAATAGACAGAACAGCTGCTGCATACTGACGCTCTGTAATGATTCCTTTATCCGCAGCCTCTTTAGCAATGTTTATTTCTTCTTCTGCCGCCATTCTTGCAGCTAACTGCTTGTCTTCAATACGACTCAAGATGCTATTCAAGCCACTAGTAAATGCGTCATGTTCTGCTCGCGTCAAAGCCTTTTGAGCCTTTTCCTGCTCCTTAATTTCTTTAGTAAGTGCTTTTCGAATATCGATAAGATCGTGCAAAGCATTTATAGAAGCTAAGTCTTGATCTGTAGCGTTTTTCTGGGTCGCGTTATATATACTAAGCTCTCGATTAGTCATACCTATAACAGCAGACTGATCTTTTAAAGACTTTATTAAAGACTCAATAGATGAAGCGTTTTTTCGTGCGTCAACCAGATCGTGTAAAGCATTTAAAGATGCAATTTCTTGCTCTGTAGCTCCTTGTAACGTGGCTTTATATATATCAAGCTCACGCTTGGTCATACCGATAGTTGCCACCTGTGTGGCTGAAGTCTTTATCAGAGCATTGATAGAATCTTGCCTTTTCTTTTCAGCCTTCTCCGCTTCTTCTAAAGCTTTTATTTCTGCCTTTTGAGCCTCAATTTTTTTGTGCGTTGCATCTATTGTGGCAATTTGACCAATAGTCGCTCCTGCCTGAGTTGCTTGATATACAGCGAGCTGACGCTCAGTCATGCCCGTAGTTGCCAGTTCTTCTTTACCGGCATCAACAATATCCATGACTGCTTTTAAACGATCTTTTTCTGCTTCTGCGGCCTCTAATGTGCCTTTTGTATAACTATCGATAACCGATATATTGTCATCCATAGCGCCTTTAGTATTAATAATTTCTCTGTTTGCTTCTACGACTGCGTCATTAAGACTCCTCAGTCCCATTGT